CTCATAAATCCTTGAGGTTTTCTTCCCGCCGCCGCTTCCGCTTGTTCTCTTTTTTGTCGAAGTAAGTTTGGATCTGCACCAACAAAATTACCACCGAACGCTTCCATCACTTCATCAATAGTAAAAGCTCCTGCAGCAAGCACTCTAGCTCCTCTAAAAACTACACCTCCGCCAGGCATAAAACTCAAAGCTGCTAATGCTGTATCAACATATTCTCCATTCAAAAAGTTGAATGCACCAGACAGACCAGTAAAAACATTACCAAATATACCTCCTCCACCGCCACCACGATTACCACCAGCACCTGGCACTCTTGTAGCTGGCACTCTTGCTGGAATAGCAGCGAGTCCAAACATTCCTCTGATTGTATTAGTTGCAACCCTTAATGCACCCCTAATACCATTCATTACTGCTATGAAAGGTTTCTTAATTAGTCCAGTATATACTGCATTGAATACTTTTCCAGCGATACCCAAGATCGTGCGAATAGCACCAGTAATACCAACCTTAACAAGTCTATAGAGGACAAAGACTTTTCTCAGACCCCCAAGTACATTCTCCTTTATTTCTTCTAATTTTTCTTTATTACCATCAATCGAAGCTTGTAATGCTTGAAATCCTTGTCCTGTCAACCAAGCGGCACCCAGAGACAAGAAAAATCTCTTCAATACTTCTAGAACACCTGATGTCCTTTGTCCGATACTCTGCAGAGGTTTTACTAGAGCACTCTGCAACTTGCGTTCAAAGATGCTCTCTTTCCCTGCTGCAAGTGCCTGTTCTGCTAATATCCTTTGTCTATCTTGTTCTTGCTTTTCTTTCATCTGCTCAAGGGCAGATGCTTGTGCCAACTGATTGGAAATAGTCGCCAGGGAACTTCCGAAAGAATTAACTCTAATAGAAATTCTTTCTAACTTGATGCCTAATTGTGCTAGTTGTGCATCAGAGACTTCCGCCATCCCTTGCTCTTTCCTTTAGTGTTTCCTCTTCAATAAACTGCTTGAGAAGTGTAAGATAGATTTCTCTTTCCCAAGGTATCATATTTTCTAGTTCTGTCAAGCTATATTTATGGTGTTGCATCAAGGCAAAATTCACTTTATAGTATGACTCAAGATCAGCGTGAGCCATACCTACACGAAAAAAGACGATAAACCCTCAAGAACTACATCACTCTCAACACCAGTCTTTGGATTCTTGACTTTAAATGTATGAGAAAGTTTAGGCATCGTCTCAAAGAAAGTTTCAATCTGCTTGAATTGTTTGGAACTCAACTGTTCCATAAATTCTGCTAGTTCTTTCTTGGAACACTCTGTAGCAGACCAAGACTCTTCTTCATTATATACCTGCTCAATACAAGATGAAACGATTTCAAATGTGTCTTGCAAACTCATTTCATCACCAATAGCAAAGTTGCTCTTGACAAACTCTTCCATTGATGGATACTTCATCCTCAAGGTCAAATCTTTATCAAGTTTGATATCACGGGAGTGCTTTTCACTTTCTTGAACTGTGATCTCATCAAGTGGAATAGTAACAGGAACTTGAGTTACACCATCATCAGGACAGGTTACCATAACATCAACTTCTTCACCAACAGACTTGCCACGAATATTAAGGAAGAGATACTCGATATCAAATGTAGAAAGTGTTTCTACTTTGACACCACGAGTGAGAATACAGTTTTTGATGACTGTCTTTACTGCATTTGTAATCTGTTTTGTATCTTCGCTTTCCATAGCGATGATTAAAACTTTCTCTTCCTTCACCAAGAATGGTCTGTATTTAATTTTCTTTTTGGTCGAAGGCAATGTCAACTCATAAGTCGGAGTCGAAATCTTTGGTAAAGGCATAATAAACCTATAATAATGATATCAGTTAATTTTATTTAGTGTACTCTCTGGTGATCACTGGTCCTGTTTCATTTCCATTTCTATTGATGTTTCTAATAATATCAGAACCATCAATGATCCTTGTTTGTCCACTATCAAGTTGCTGTCGTCTAATTAAATCTTCACGATCACCATTTAATGTATCTCTAATATTGTTAAGTGTGTTGAGACCCTTATTGTTGTCACTTCCTCTAGCAATGTCAAGACTGCTAACTTTACCAGAAACATACCTATCATAGTTGAATGATACAGTTGCTCTCAAGACATCAGATCCAGCATATGAAACTGGAGTACTGTTCAGAGAGATTGGGAACATTCCAAAGAATGTATATTCAATAGACTGTCTGTAATCACGATCAAACTTGATAATCTTTGTTCTATCACACTTATAGTCATCTGGATATTGCATTCTGAAATAATATCCTCTTCTTCCTGGATTTTCTCCTGATCCACTAGAAATGAACTCCGTCCAGTGCTCAAGAAACTTCATTGTCTTGTAGTCCTTATCGACATAGAACTCAAGATCAATTTGTGTGAAAATTCTTGTATGTGCCATCTTTTCCTGCACACCCATAAAGTTACCTGCAATATCTGCAGTCCCTAAAGATGATCCTGGAATGACTGCACTACTGCAAAGAAGTCCTGCAGTTTCACCAATAAATCTACTATCTACACCTCTAATCGCTAGATGCTGACGTAAAGGAAATGATAAACCACCAAAGATCAGTTGGTAGTGAGATGTTTGTGCTAAATTTGAGAACGTTGGTTTGAACTCTGATATCTTTCTAGGTCTTGGTGCCGACACTCTAAATACCTATACTGGTTTCGTTATTATTATTTAGATGTCATATAAGGGAAAATATCAACCATCCCATCCTAGAAAATACAAAGGAGATCCGACCAATATTGTATACCGTTCCCTCTGGGAGCGCAAATTTATGGTCTACTGTGACAATAATGAGAATATCCTAGAGTGGCGTTCTGAAGAGATTGCCATCCCATACAAATCTCCAATCGATAAAAGAATCCATCGTTACTTTCCAGACTTTGCCATCAAGGTCAGAGAAAGAAATGGATCTCTAAAAAAATATTTGATAGAGATCAAACCAAAGAAACAATGCTCACCTCCACCAAAACCAAAAAGGCAGACTAAAAAGTATCTGAACGAAGCATTTGAATATGCCAAAAATCAGGCAAAGTGGAGAGCAGCAAATGAGTGGTGCTTGGATCGTGGTTATGAGTTCAAAGTCTTCACTGAAAAAGAATTAGGTATCTAAAATGGCACAACCTACAGATACTGATCTAAATGAGAATAGGATACGAACTGTATCTGATGGTTTGAATGGAACTGAAGATCCTGATGATTTGATGATCGAATTGATGTCAGTGATGAGTGAGGGTAGCAAGATACCTGAAGTTGGAAAATATTATATCTTTGTTTATACACCTAAAACACCTAACATTGAATATGATCAAAATCCTTTAGTTGCAGTGACAGATATATTTCCTTGGGGATTTCGTGGAATAAACTTTCATTGGGGCACACCACGACAATACACTTGGAATGAGGTAAGAGGTGGACTATATGAAGCATACCCAGCAGAGATAAAAGATTTACAAGCAATACCTTTTGGAAACTTCAAGCTAAATAACTAAAAAATCTCTAATGTCCAGAGAAGAAAAACTAGCTGCTAATAGACTACGAGCTGCTCAAAATAGAAATAAGTCTGTTGCTGCCAGACCTGCTAGGGGTAAGAACACACCTGGCACGAATGCCGGTGGCAAATCTAGAGGTGCAAAAGATAAGATTTTAAGATATCCGCTTGATAGAATTGATAACACTACAGACTATCTTGCGATTACTGTATCAAAATTTAAAGCAGCACCTCTTAATACTTTACTCAATCAGTTCGAAACTATAGACATTGTAGAGCAAAATGATCAAGGTAGAGATGTTAGATCAGTAGAACTTATAAAGTCTAGTAACGTATCTGGACCTATTGGTAGTTTAACACCAATCTCAAATAGACTAGAAGGATTAAACAGAAAAGACGCACAATATTATATCACACTACCAATACCAAACGGAATTACTGATACTAACTCCGTTACTTGGGGAGACGATTCTCTCAATCCACTACAAGCTGCTGGTATTAATGCAATCGGTAATGTTGCAGGTGGTCAAGGTCTTGGTGGTGCTGTCACAGGAGCAACAGCAGAATTAATGGATACAGTAAAAGATGCTAATGTTCAAAAAGCAATATTAGCAGGCATCGCTGGATACGGTGTGGGTGCTTCTCCACAAGCATTGATCTCTCGTGCAACTGGTCAGATTCTTAATCCAAACCTAGAACTTCTGTTCAGTGGTGTAAATCTTCGTTCTTTCTCATTCACATTTGACTTTGCACCAAGAAGTTATTCTGAAGGTCAAATGGTTTTGAAAATCATTAGAGCATTCAAAAGATCAATTGTTCCAGTTAGTGGCAGTGGTATTTTAGTACAAGCACCAAGTGTATTCCAATTACAATACAAGCAAGGTCAAAAACCACACCCATTCTTGCACTCATTCAAACCTTGTGCTCTTGTCAATATGGATGTTAATTACACAGGTTCAAACACCTATGCAACTTATGCAGACGGAACACCAGTTCATATGCAGTTAGGACTGCAATTCAAAGAACTCAACCCAATTTACGGTGAAGATTACGATCAAATCGATAACGGAGTCGGATACTGATGTCTTACTTTAGAGAACTACCAGATATGTTCTACCAGTCCCCTTTAGGGACTAGGCATTCATCTACAGAATATGTAAGAACTAAAAATCTTTTTAGAAGAGTAAAGTTGCGTGACGATCTAAACAACGCAGTAACCCTATTTGACAAATATGAAATCGCACAAGGTGCGAGACCAGATACAGTTGCTGATGAAATGTTTGGAAGTCCAGATTACGATTGGGTGGTATTGATTACTGCTGGTATTACAAATGTCACAGATCAATGGCCACTGTCAGACAAAGACTTGTTTCAATATGCAGAAAACAAGTATGGTACTGAACTGAATGATATTCACCACTACGAAACAAAAGAGGTCAAAGACTCTTCTGGCAGATTGATCCTTCCAAAAGGTAAGGTTGTTGATGCTAGTTTCAGAATCCCTAAACCAGGAACTCCAACAGCAGACCTAGATCCGACCGTTGGAGTTAGTAACTATGAATATGAAGTTCGTAAGAACGATGCTAAAAGAAGTATTTTCTTATTAAGACCAGAATATCTACAACTCTTCTTGAATGAAATGAGAGAGATTATGCACTACGATAAATCATCTCAATTCATTGATAGAAGACTGATCGCGACAGAGAACACTAGAAATACTTCACCACAGTAATTTTAAGTCTTTATCAAACACCATTACATAACGGTGTTTCTGGGATCGATCTCTCCATTCTCCATCGTGTCCCTTGACACTACCTCGGGAATGCTTTGTCCCATCTGCAAAGTAAAAATCTTTTTTTGCATCTGATAGACCACAGTACCTAAAATTACAAGCCCTATAGATTGTACCACTATGGCGGTCACTATCAGCGTAGGATATAATTGCTTTGACTTCTGTTTCTTTTCTAAATCTCTTAATCGCCTTTGAAACGAACCAAGAAGTGATATTATACTCATTCTGCTGAGTATCGGGGTGGATACAGAGTCTTGAGAGTTCGTAGAGTCCGTTCTGTTCATTTCTTTCTAACCCAAATGCACCTTTTGCTATTTCTGGAACAGGAAGACCTGTAAAGATACAGACTCCCTGAATGCCACCAATATTCAGTGGGCAAAAATCATTGTTTTTATATAGACCGTAATTATATCCAGATTTAAAACCTTTGGATATATCCTTTAAATAATGAAACCGCAGAAGTAACTCTGCGGCTTCGGATTTGTTTACACGATCTATTGTGTAATCAGACTTCACTCTTCGGCAAGTTTTGCGAAGTATGAAAGGGTGTCGTCATCGTCAGAAGAACTCAAGTTGACTTCTGGTTCATAGTCACCAGGAGTAGAAGTTGCTCGTGGAGCAGGTCCACGACCTTCACTCTCATCCTCAAGGTCTTCAGTGACAACACGGGAAGTGTTCTTATTGCCAAGAACAGAGTCCAGACGAGTCTTCAGTTCGTCATAGGTCTTGAACTGGTCAGCAGCAACAATCTCCGAAAGGGAGTACTGCTTCTTCCAGATTGCTTCCATTGCATCATCATCGTCCAGCAGTGCCGACTGGGCAGCGAACTCGGAGGAATCGTAGTTACGATAACCTGCAACGTTCTTTGCCTTCAGTTTGAAGTTAGCACCCTGCCAGAAATCAAACGGATCGATTGCTTCCTCATCCTCAAACTCGGGTTGCATAGCAGCAGTGAGTTTGTCGAAGATCTTCTTGCCATACTTGAACAGGAACACCTTGCCCTCGTTCTCGGGATTTGCAGGATCCTTCACAACATAGATGTTGCTGACATAAGTCAGTTTACGCTTTTGCTTGCGTGCCTGATCTTT